TTACAGATACACGGACGCAAAATATACTCTTATCTATTTCTTTTTATTTTCTTTCCCTAAACAAATCCATTTATTTTACACCATTTGACATTTAAAATGCCTATTATTTATAATTTTTTTTATTAAATATTGATATATAGATATAGTTTTATAATTATATAATTAAAAGTATATAATTTAGAAAAATATGGTTGTGAATACGCAACACAAAATAAAGAAATAAAAAATAAGGTAAAAGCTACTAATTTAGAAAAATTTGGTTGTGAAAATCCATTACAAAACAAAGAAATAAAAGACAAGGTAAAAGTAACTAATTTAGAAAAATATGGTTGCGAATATCCACAACAAAATAAAGAAGTAAAAGAAAAAATTAAAGCAACTAATTTGGAAAAATATGGTTGTGAATATCCACAACAAAATAAAGAAATAAAAGAGAGAGAAGTAAAGAAAGTTGTTTTAAAAATTTTGGTTATGAACATCCACAACAAAATAAAGAAGTAAGAGAAAAAGGTAAAGCAACTAATTTGGAAAAATATGGATGTGAAAAACCATTACAAAACAAAAAAATAAAAGAACAGATGAAAGCAACTAATTTGGAAAAATATGGTTGTGAACATGCATTTCAGTCAGAAGAAGTAAAAGAAAAAATTAAAGCAACTAATTTAGAAAAGTATGGTTGTGAACATGCATTTCAGTCAGAAGAAGTAAAAGAAAAAATTAAAGCAACTAATTTGGAAAAATATGGTTGTGAACATCCATTTCAAAATGCTGAGATATCAGAAAAAGCATCTAAAAATGCATATAAATCTTATGATTATACATTTCCATCCGGAAGAATAGATAAAATACAAGGATATGAAAAATATATGTTAAATGATTTATTAAAGGAAGGTATTTTAGAAGAAGATATTATAGTTAATAGAAGTGAAGTTCCAGAAGTATGGTATAAAGATACATCTGGGAAAGAAAGACGATATTTTGTTGATTGTTTTATAAAATCGCAAAATAGATGTATTGAAGCAAAATCTACTTGGACAGCAGAAAAGAAACAAGATTATATTTATTTAAAGCAACAAGCATTAAAAGATGCTGGTTATAAATGTGAAATATGGGTTTATAATGGTAAAGGTGAAATGGTTGAAAAAATATTATAATATGGCGTTTTAAATGTCTAATGGTGTAAAAAATACTTAAATTAATTTAAAATTATAATCAATATTCTTAATAAGAATGCAGATTTTTGTGAAAACTCTAACTGGAAAAACAATAACGCTTGAGTTAGAACCCGATGATACCATAGAAAATGTTAAATCTAAAATTCAGGACAAGGAGGGAATTCCTCCAGATCAACAACGTTTAATATTTGCTGGTAAGCAGTTAGAAGATGGACGAAAGCTTGTTGACTACAATATTCAAAAGGAATCTACACTTCATCTTGTTCTACGACTTCGTGGTGGAATTTAATGTTTATAAAGTTCATAAAAAAAATGACTAAACTTACTTAAAGATTTAAATAACATATAATTATATTGTATTGAATGCTGGATTAACTCAGTTGGTTAGAGTGTCGGTCTTATGAGCCGAAAGTCATGGGTTCGAGCCCCATATCCAGCATTCAGTACAATAATGTAATATTACTAACGAACACGTGCCCGAGCGGTTAAGGGGACGGACTGCTAATCCGTTATGCTATGCATTCGTAGGTTCGAATCCTACCGTGTTCGTTAATAATATTACTTTTTAAATATTAATTATTATTATTAATGGAAGTAGTCAATAAATTTGTGGGTATTGATAGTCAATTTTTTAAAATTATTCAGTCATGGGAACTTTTAGAAAAGCCAATGAAGGACGAGTATGACATGATGGTTAAGACTAACGATTTAGAAAAAGCTAAAATTAGAGAAAATATGTTAAATTCTTTAGAAAAAATAGTAGAAATTTGTAAAGATCAACGTATTTGTCTTGCTACAGTTGCTAAAGAGTATAATATTAACGTAAACAATTATTATGGAGAACAAGAGGAGTATGATCCTATAAAAATTTTAGCTAGAGTATTTGAGGAAGATTATTTTAAAACACTTTGTTCTAGTTTAGATAATTTTGTTGAGTCTGTAGATGTAGATGAAAAATTTGACAAAAAAACATTTGATAATAAACTTTAATTGTTTAGACACCAGAAATATATATTGTATTCTAATTAGGTAGATATTTTTATAAAACTGAAGCTAAAATTTAAAAATGACACTTGACATTCTTCATCAGTCATTACGCGGTCATACATTCGATACCATTCATCAAAAGATTTAGTTTCCAATAGATGTAAATTGTATAATTTTGCTGTCTGAATAAGTTCTTCCTTAAATAAAAAAAATTCTTCCGATTCTCCTTTAACATCAAAGTATGTATTAGTGGAGTCTGAAGTAATATTAAATATATATTTTTCTTCATTAAGTTTGTTAATTTTTAGTAAATTTGTAGAAACATTAGTTGTTTTTAATAGATCATATAATCTGTCTCCATCTGTTGCTGTTCCAATAAATATACCACCATTGTTTAATTTTATACTAATAAATTGTAACACTTGATCCATTTGTTTTGAGAAGTAATGAAAAGCAAACTGACAACTAACAACATCATATGTGTGCGATTCTAAACCTTTAATATTATTTTCTAAAATATTTAATTTTTGTAATACTGTCTGGTCTAACATATCTAATGTAAAGTACTTTATGTATGGACATTTTTTCCTTTGTTTGAGTTGTGTATTAAGTCGTCTTTTTGCTTCATCAATAGATTCTTTGTGTGTATCAAAACCGACAATAACTTTAAAATTGCTATGTTGCCATTTAAATAAATCTCCTCCTCTTCCAACGGCTATGTCCAATAAAGTTGTTCCTCCATTTTTAATAGAAAATTTGATAAGAGATGCCTTGATGAAATTATGAAACTGTCTCAGATTTTCGATAGACATATCTACATTTTTTAAATTGATAAAATTTTTTAAATACCTTAGTTTGTCGTAAATTTGTATACGACATTTAAGAATGCTTAAACATGTTATCTATACTAAATAATAAAATGAATTGTCATTGTGGTGAAAAAGCTTTTACATTTACGCAAATTTCATCTCGTAATGGCAAAAAAATTACCTGTTTAGTTGGAAGATGTAATAGAAGCTTAGAAGAAACAAATAAAAAGAAAAATAAGTGTGATTTTAGGTGTGAAAAAGTGTTAGAAATAAAGGATCTGCCTCATGATGAAGTAAAATCTCATCCAATTTTAGTAACTAGAAAGCCTGTAGAAACTAAAAAAGATTACATTAAAGAATTAGTAACTGCAATTAATACAATTAAAGTATGTCAAGATACAGGATATCCATTCGATAAGTATACACATCGTATACTTTATTTATCTAAAAAACTAAATATTCCTCCATACATTCAGGAAAAATACACAATAGAAGAATACTACAATATAACTGATTATTTTCTTAAGAACCCTATTCCAATTAAAAAACAAGTTCCGATTGAAAAGTACTCAATAATTAATGACTTTTTAGAATATATTAAAAGTGGAGCTCACACTGAAAATTTACGTGGATTGAATGATTATGAACATTTTAAGAATTTACTAACAATAGAAAGAACTATAGTTAAAGTTAAACCAAGTAGACGTGTCATACCAAAAGTTTTATCTACTATTACTACTGGAAAATTTAAAACAGGTGCTATTGATGACGAAGACCTTATACAGGAGGATGAACTTGATATAGAAGAATTTTATAGCGAAGAAGAAGATTATCCCTGCGATGATGACTATAGGAGTGATTAAATGAGTATTTTAAATATAATTAATAAGTAAATGGTAAATTTTATAGAAATGTTTCTACAATTAGAACCAGACGATAAAGCTAAATGTGTAGATTTAGTCAATAATATTCTTTTTCCTATAAAATTTTATATAATTTTAATAGTTGTTATTTTATTTTTTATTTTTTGTACTAACGTTTATATAATAACACGTTGATGAATAAAACTAAATTACTTTATATACTAAATCAATAAATTTAAAAATGTTAAATTACTTAAGGAAAAAAAATATTTAAATATAATGGCTGATTTAGATTTTTTTAGGACAGAAGTTAAGTCATATGATTCACTAGATAGTGAAATTAAAGAATTAACAGATAAAATTAAGCCATTAAATTTAAAACTTAAAGAATTAAAAACTAAGAAGTCTGAATTACAAGGTAATATTTGTGAGTACATGGCTAAAAATGATATTGATACGTGTAATTTAAAATCTGGACGTTTGGTATATAAAGAAGCTAAATCTGTTAAACCTGTTACACAGACAGACGTTAAAGATTCTATTATTAAGTTTTTTACTCATGAGGTAGATGAAACTTTTAATAAGGCTACTTCATCTGAAAAAGCTCAAGCTTTAATAGAATTTATTTACGAAAAGAATAGAGAAGCTTCTACAAAGTCAACTTTACGACGTGCTAAAGGTTCTGATTAACAAATTTTATCAACAAATTTATCGCATATATCATATTCTATGTCAGATGATTCATCGGAATCATATTGTGTTGTCTGGTTTATTAAAAAGTTTTTATCTACTACGTCATCTATTTTAATGTCTAAAATTTTATTGGTATTCTTATTGGTTTTAATTATATAACAACTAAAATTAATAAGAGTATTACAAAATTTAAATTTTAGTGGTATACCATCTTTAATTTTAATAATATTGTAGATGTATTTACCATATGTAAATTTTTCTGTAGCCGTGAAATTTATCGAAGAATTTTTAACTTTTTTTATAACTCCGGACTCGTCTATAAATAGGATATCCATTGTAGTACATTAGTATTAAAATTATTACGAGATAAACGACTTAAAAATAATCTTCATATATAATTAACATGTCAGATTATGATGTTAATCGAAATTGGGCTAATGATTTAGCTCAGTTTTTAGAAGAAGCTGATGGAGAGTCTATAATGAATTTTTTCGAAAAAATAGAAGAAAAATGGAAAATTCCAAAAGGAGTCGATCTAGTATTTAATAAAATACTGCTTAATTTTAACATATCTGACATTAGTTCCATAGACATTGATATCATAGAAACTGAAAAGAATAAAATTTTATGGGAACTCACTGGAGTTCAGGGGAAATTTATTAAATTTTATGATATCAATGATGATTCTTTAAAAATTCGTTGGGAGAAAGTATTTGAGAATTTTTACTACTCTGAACGATTTTTAAGAACTGGTTATTTACTTAATAGAATGTCAAATGATAATTATGAATATACGTTAAATGAAGATACTGACGGATTATTTAAGTTTACACCAATTGATACTACTAAAAATACTCCTTATCAAAACTTACTTTTATTTTTGTTTGGTAAAATTAATGAATTAGAATATGCAAAATATAATGAGACGTTGTATGAAAAAGTTATGTACAATGGTAATTTTACATACTCATGGAAAAAGGTAGAATCTATCAAAGGCTTCATTATTCGAATGTGTAACATGAAAACAAACTACGAACAATGGAAAAATTCTACAAGTGGAGGTAATAATAATATTAAATCAGCTGAACAATATATTATGGACTATACTGGACCTGAGTTAAAAAGTTTAGAAAAAGATAGACATGTACATGCTTTTAGGAATGGTATTTATATATCAAAAATTAATTCAGGAACAGAAGAAGAAAAAATATGGACGGATAAATTTATTCAATATGGAGAAAAGAGCGAATATTTAACATCGGATACAGTAGCATCTAAGTACTTTGATCAACATTTTAATAATTACGATAATGTACAACCTGAAGACTTTTTCGATATTATGAAAGATTGTCCTGTTTTTAAAAGTATTCTTGATTATCAGAAATTTCCTAGAGATGTACAAAAATGGTTAGTAATTTTTATCGGAAGAAATTTATTTGACATTAATGAAATAGAAAGATGGTGTGTAATTATGTATCTTCTTGGTATGGCTGGTGCTGGAAAGAGTACCATAATAGAAAAAATTATAGCTAAATTTTATGATTCAGATGATATCAAGATGTTGTCAAACAATATTGAGAAAAAATTTGGTCTTAAACCATTAGCTAAGGCTAAAATTGTGATTGGGCCGGAAATTCAGGCTGATTGTTCTTTAGAGCAAACTGAGTGGCAATTAATCACTGAAGGTGGAACTTTAACACCAGCAGAGAAAAATAAAAATGCGGAAACAATGACTTGGGTACCACCAGTTCCTATGGCGGGTAATAGTGTTCCAGCTTATAAAAATAATTGTGGTCAACAGTCTCGACGCACAGTTATTTGGAAGTTTTGGAGAAAAGTATTAGATACAAATACACATTTAGAAGAAGAACTAGCTAGAGAAATACCCATGATTATGAAAATGTCTGTAATGGGTTATTTATGGGCAGTTAATAAGTATAAGAAAAAAGGAATTTGGAAAATTTTACCAAAATACTTTCAGGAAAATCAGGATGAAATGGATGAAAATACAAATACATTACTTAACTTTCTTAAGAGTAGCAAGGTTGTACTATCCGATAAAGTATATGTTCCCGAAAAAATATTTAAACAGGCATTTAATGAGCATTGTAGAGAAAATAACTTATCTAAGTCTCAATTTACAGTTGATTTTTATTCGAGTCCTTTTTCTAATAATAATATTACTGTAACAAAAAGATCAAGAAAGAAGTATCCAGCAAATTCTGATAATTATGTACATGGAACATTTTTTATTGGAATAGATATAGTAAATGATGGAGATAACTATGATGATGTACCAGATATTCCAGAATAATTTATTCGGCTTAATATAATTATTAAAATATTTGTAACTATTAATATGTCCAGATCATTTAAGAGTAAAGAATTTGTACCAGTAGATCTACCTGAAATGAGTTGTGTATCTCAAAATAGTACTGGTTTTTTAGATATTGTAGCTAAATTTGGACCATTACTTATTGCGATAATTGCAGTCGCATTTTGTTTTTATATTTATAAAAAGGTTATAGAAATGGATAGAAATCCTAACGTAATTTTACAAAATTTTATAGAAGATCAAACAAAAACAAATTTTAAGATTCAGGAGTCATATAATTCAATGGTAGAACAATTTAATAATTTGTCCGGTTTAGTTCATACATCGGTTGTAAAAAATGGAACAATTCATTCACAAATAAGTCCATCTCCTAGTGTCACAAATGAAAGTCTAATTACTGAACAAAAGGAAGACGAAGTAAATGAAAAAACAGACCAAGCTCTAGTTCCAGATAATGAAATTCTAGATGACGTGTCTGAACTATCTGTAACACTAGCTGGTTCATCAAAACCACGGCGTGGAAGAAAATCAAAAACTGAAGTTAATTTTTAAAATTAAAATATCAGTTAATAATTAAATGGTATTAGAATCAGTTTTAAGTCAACAGCCTAAATTTTTAAACGGGAAAACATTTTATGAATATAATCAACCCAGTTTAAGTACAGACTATACTTCGAAAGGTGAAGCATATGCAAAGTTTCTTGATTCTACTCAAAGTGTGTACTCAATTCCATCAGCACTAATGGATAATCAAAATTTAATTAATCAAATTGTATTATACGACGCAGTTCCATTTGTTAATGCTACACATAAAAATAATCTACAAGCGTTTTATACAGGTATGCCAGCGCAAACTTCATCTAGTCCTAATTCCACTTTTACTAATTACAACAGTAAAATTAATACAGTTGATGTAAGATCTCAGAATGCCCCGGGTAGTCAGTACAGTTTTATTAGATCGAAAGATAAAGTTCCGGCATATTTAAAGCGTAACGGAGATATAGATCTAAATGCCATGAAAAATAGTTTGAGACCTACAGATGGTAAAAAATTTGTGGATACGCCAGTATTCGAACCAATATCTGATGGACTATTTGCGTCTCCTAAGAATAACTACTTAGCTATGCCAAAACATCCATATTATCTAGATCAAGACGTAACAATTTCGGTATATCATAGTAACAATAGTAAATATATGCAATATCCAAATACTGAATTTGTTAATATTATTCAGAATATCCTACCAAACGTAAATAATAATGGTTTTAACACATACGTCGAGGCAGAAAATGTAAGAAATCAAATAGCTACAAGAGTTCAAACTCCCAGTGCGCAAATACTAATAAAAGATTTTATTATAGTAAACTCTAAGGGTAAGTATTATATATTACCAGCATTTGATTAAATTTTTTTATTTATAGGTGACAAGTTCCAATCTAAATCTTCTAATATTTTTAATTCCATTTTAACATAATCTTGTTTATTAAAATCTAAACTATTTAAAATATCACATATATTGTAATTATAATCATTCACGTATTTATTTGCTAATATAATTGCACATAAGGTGTAATCGTGTAAATTAAAACGAGTTATATTTTTACAATATTTGATATATGAAAGTCCTAGAAAAATAGAATAATTTTCTATTTTATGAACTTTAACTAAAAAATTAATTTTTGTTTTTAATTCATTTTTTGATTTAAAGTAATTCATTATTTATTAGTTATATTAAAATTTGAGCTTTATTGTAATCTATGATATGAATAATACTATTAATAGCTGATATATAGTCATATATTTTATTCCCTCCTGTTATAATAATACTACCAGGTCTAAATATTAATATCGAAATTACATTTGGATACTTCTTCTTAAATCCATGTTCTAACTGAAATTTTGCGTAGTCTAATAAATTATCGTCTATAATAAACTTTGCATTGATACCCGGATACTTAGAACTTTGATATACAACCTGTAAAAAATTTAAATTTTTATCTATAGTTTGTTCTGATAAAATTTCTGTTAAAATCTGTTGGTTTATATTATATTTAATTTTAAAATCTGTATTAATCATTACTATTTTAGACTCTGAAATTTTAGAATCTTCCATAAAACATCTACTATTAAGTATTCTATTATAAGCCTTTCTGATTGCATAACAACAACTTTTAATACTATTACAACCAGCAATCTGAATCTTTCCATTTGGAAAGAATTTTACAGATACTTCATTTTTATTTTTATCAACTTGGTATTTTATAGTCATTCTCATTAGTAAACTATTGTAAAAACAGTCTTTTTTATTTGTTTCCTTTGTTTTTTTAGCATGTGGTGAATATTTTACTGACTCTGCGTACAAATTTGCTAATGTATCTAAATCAACATGACTATTAAAGTTACAACAAAGTGTCATAGTAGAAATAGATATTGGTTTTAATATAAGAGGAGACTCTAAATTTTTAAGTGTATTAAGATGTTCTTCAAATGTATTCCAGTTTTCTCCACAAATACAATTGAAGTACTTCTTTTTTGGGTCACATAAAGAACAAAATTTAAAACTCGGATCAGGAGAGTTAGGTGCCGATGAATCCGACATTTTTAATATTAAATAAATTGTGTCTTTAAGTTATTTATAATGTCGTAATATCATATCTCTTCATTTAGCATTATCCCGACTAGATAGTTAATAATGTGATATTTATTGATATCTTCGTGTCTTTCCAATATATCAATGAAGTGTTGTACTATACTTCTAGCTTGTTGTCTACATCTAATAAGGAGATAATATACATAAGTCATTATCTGTGGAATTGCATAATTATAGATATATTCTGATGTTATCACAGTTGTAGACATTATGTTGTTAATTATATCGTTAAGACAACACAAAATTGTTAATAATTCAGTTCTCCTTTGTATAGATATACTATTTCTTTGAGTTATGTTAATCTGTTTCTTCCTGTAAAATTTAGCAATGCCGTTAATTTCTTTAATTTTTTTAGGTTCTATAGCTTCTTTCGTAAATGGATCTCTGAAGTCTTTTGAGCTATTGTAATAACCTACTATACCTTCTAGTGAATAATACCTAAATTTATTTTGATTTTTAAGTGAAATAAAAGGATACTCTAGAGTATCTAATGTTATTGGACATACTTCTGAACCTATCCATTTCTTTCTCATAAATTTTTGTATAAAACGAACAGCTTTAAAAGAATTAATGTGATAAATTAAATTTTGTTTATTTAATTTTGAGTAATTTTTTAAATTATTAATTTTACATAAATTTTTAAGATTCGCGATTTTATATACATTCGAATATTGAATTAGCATTAATATAAACTAATAAAAAATAAAATTATATTTAAACATTTAATTTATAATAAATGTATTAATGTCTACAAAATTAGTAAGCGTAGATGTTGGATATAGTAATATGGCTATAGTCGAACTAACCACCGATTTTAAAGATTTTACAGTTAATAATGTGTATAAAATAAATTTATCTAATTTTAACGAAACAGAAGTATATTTATCTATGATAAAATTTATATCAGAATATAAAAAACTATTTGATAATGCTGATTTAATTTTGATAGAAAGACAACCACCACAAGGTCTTACAAACATTCAAGATATATTAGCATTTAACTTTTCATCTAAAGTTAAATTAATATGTCCTAGAAGTATGCATAAACACTTTTTAATATCCAAGTTAGACTATGATTCTAGAAAACAACATACCGTAAAAATAACATCTAAATATCTTAAAAATTTTTTAATATTTGATAATGAATCTAGAAAACACGATATAGCTGATGCTTTTTGTTTAGCATTATACTATATAGAAAAAAATAAAAAATTAGAAATATTAGAACCAGAGCCTATTCCAGAAAATTTAGAAGAATTTTTTAATTCATTTAAGTATAATCCATCTATCACATAGCGTATTTTTCAGTAAACATTTTAGCCTTTTTAATAAATAATTCTGGACTAGATTTTATTTCTGATGCTATACTATCTACTAAAGGATCCTCAGCATTTGGTTCCGATAATAGACTACTTAACGAGTACATAATTTTTGATATTGTTAAGATTGGACTCCATTCATTTTTTAAAATATCTAAACATATTGCTCCATTTTCATTAATATTTGGGTGATATATTTTAGTTTTAAATAAAATTAATGGAGGGTTGTATGGATAATCTGATGGAAAAGTGATATTTATATAAAATTTCCCCGATTCATATGGTGTGTCTTTTGGTCCAATTATATAACCCTCCCAATTTGTTATTTTATCATCTTTTGGACTAATAACAAACACTTCGCAGTCTTCACTAGATAATTGAGATAATTCATATAATAATCGCTTCTTTGCCATTAATTTTCTTAAATATTTTAAATAATTAATTTAAGTATACATTCCGTAAGGTGGTTCATTTGTAGTCTCTTTTCTTGTTAATAAAAACTGATTAATTGAATCTATTATATCATCTTGTGTTAGTATTTTATAATTGTTTAAAAAATTTTTTCTAACATTTATAATTTTAGCCTTCCCGAGTATATTTTCTATATCACCACCGTTGCCAGTAAGATATTGTTTATTTTGTGTTATTAAAGTTCTTACCTTGTCAAATGAATCTTCATAATCCCAATCTGAAGATTCTATTTTAACTTTAAGAACATTCATCAGTTCTTCTACTCCAAATTCATTGATAGAAAATGTCCACGGGAACCTTCTTTTTAATCCAGGGTTTTTAGAAAAAAAACAATATTCTAATTCATTTTTATATCCAGCTATAATACAAATTAAATCGTGAGAATGTTCTGTTAAATATTGATTTATTGCGTCAATTGCTTCTTTAGAGTAAGAATCACCTTTTGAGTCATCTCCAAGGGAGTATGCCTCATCAATAAACATTACACCATTTTTACATTCTTCTAAAGTTTCCATAGTTTTAATTGTTGTTTCTCCTAAATACTGCCCAATTAAATCTTCTCTTTTTATTTCTCGAAACTTATTTTTCTTTAAAATACCGAGTCCTGCATATATTTTTGCCATTATTCTTGCGACTGATGTTTTACCAGTACCTGGTGGTCCATATATAACTGTGTGCATCATAATAGATTCGTCTATTTCTTTTACAAAGAATAAAATTTGATCTATAAGTTGTTGTTTTAACATCCTGAGACCAATTAAACTATTAAGTTCATATAATTCATCTAATATATTTGTCAAATGTTTAAATTTTTTAGGCAATTGTCGTATAGTTTTTTTACTACACGGTTTAATCATGTAGTCTTCTACCATGTTAATCAATGAATTTAAGTCTGTTATGGTGTATTCATTGATATTAAATTCGTCATCTGGAGACTCATACTTTCTTTTTTTATTATTATTCATAAACTGTTTGTTATTTCTTAACATTTTTTCTAATAAATATATTAGAGATATTCTTATATATATTTTAAGAATGGTTGACGATTTAATTGTAGATCAATTTAGAATTGATAATAATAGACTAAGTAACTGTTATAATACATTTAATCAGTTGGTATATGCTAAACAAGTTCCGAGTCATAAATTTACAAAAAATGATAAATTATTACTGATTAAATTACTAAATAATGTCAACGATAATACAAATTATGAGTACCCGTTACAAAAATTATATGTATACATGATTATACTTTTTTCTAATTTTGTTTCAGAGGGTGTATTTTTAGATATTGATGATGAGTATATTAATATTATAATAACAGTAATATTAAATAGTAATATTATAGAAGAATTATTTAAATTGTTATAAATTTACTTTAAGAATATGATATATATATATATCAGTAATGGGGTTTTATGTTCCTTATAATTATATTAAGTTATATTCTTCTAGAGATCAAGGTTCTAAAACTCTAGATATAATAAAATTATACTCTTTTAAAGACTATGTCATAACAGACGCGACGGCTGGTATTGGAGGAAATTCTGTTATGTTTGCGTCTTATTACAAAACAACTAATTGTGTAGAAATTAATAAAGATACATTTAGAATTCTGATGTCTAACCTAAAGTGGTTTAATAATTGTAATTTTTATAACAATGACTATCTATTTATTTGTAAAACATTAACACAAGATATTATATTTCTTGATCCGCCATGGGAAATTAATTACAAAAGTAAAAAAGAATCTAGACTAGAAATTTCAGGTATTCCTATTAAAAATATAATAGAAAATTTATATAATAATTGTAAACTTATAGGGCTTAAGTGTCCAATTAATTTCGAATGTATAGTAAACAACTGGGATTTTACTACTCATTATATTTACAAAAATAGAAGAGTTATGTATAAAATTGTTATATATCATAAATATACTTAATATCATATCAGCTCCCATAGTGTAGTGGTAATTCGAATGAGAACTGAAACGATATTATAAAATTACTTTAAGACTAATCTGATAAATAACTAATGTCTATTACACCAAAAGGTTATAGAATTGATTTAGATCATCCTAAATTAAAAGAAATAGTAAGAGAACTTACCGTTAAACCTTTTAGTGTTGATGGCCAAGTTAAACAGTATAAAGTATTTAGAAAAAGTGAAAAATATTTATATGGACCACGTTTCTATATGATAGATAAATTAGGGGTACCTGAAGTAGTATCTTATCACTATATAGAACAAGTAAACATAAATATTAGCAATAGTCCAAGAGACTATCAATTGGAACCATCAGAACAAGTTTTAGATCATATACGTGAAAATTATTCTGCTGTATGTTCGCTTTATACTGGATGGGGTAAAACTTTTTTAGCATTATGGTTAGCTAAACAATTGGGGTGCAAAACTCTCATTGTTGTTCATACGCGAAGTTTATTAGATCAGTGGGTTGTTAAAATTAAAGAATTTACAGGAATAGATGCGGGTATTATTCAACAGGACAAAATTATAGTAGATTCACCAGTTTGCGTTGGAATAATTCATTCATTGTGTATTAGAAATTATCCTCCTGAGGTTACACAGGGGTTTGGATTTGTTGTTTTTGATGAAGTTCATCACACTCCCAGTGAAATGTTTTCTGGGGTGTTTTACAAAATGTTTATAAAATATTCATTGGGGTTATCTGCTACACTTAAAAGAGCAGATGGATTATCCAAAGTTATAAATTGGTTTTTGGGGAAAACAGTAGTTGATATTAAACAGGTTACTGGAAAACCAGACATTCAGTTATGTCCATTTTATCCAAGTGTTCCATTTGAGGAAGAAGTGATGATAAATGGTAAACCAAATAGAATGGCAATGATAGTAAATATGTGTAACAACAAAGAAAGAAATGATTTTATATTAGATATTATTAACAATAATAATCATCGTGTAATACTTGTTTTAACACAAATAAGACATCACGCTGAATATTTACATTCACAACTTAATAACTCGGGTCTTTATATGGGTAAAATGACACTAGAGGAATTAAATGAAAGCAATAAAAAAGATATCATAATAGGTACATACAATATGGCCAGCGAAGGTTATGATAATCCTCGTTTAGATACACTTTTGTTAGCTACTCCTAAAAGTGACGTGGAACAGGCTGTTGGAAGAATACTTAGAAAACAAAATAAAAATTCACCACTTGTTATAGATATTCAGGACTTCTATTCTACTTTTACTTATTCTAACTATAAACGTTTAAACTTTTATAAAAAAAGAGGATTTATTAAACAAAAAGAAGAAATTATAATTGACGTTGACATCCGAGAGTAATAGTATTAAAGATACAAATGATAACTAATTAATGGAAGTAGACACACCAGTTAAAAATAGTAAGATGTTAAATTACGAAGAGATTATGAATAAAGAACCAAACGAAATTATTTATATACTAATCCAAAAAATTAATACACAACAAACTGAAATCTCTGGATTATGGAATAGACTAAGAAAATCTCAAAAAAAATAGAAGTAAATTAATTTAAAGATATAATATAAACAGTTTTATGGTTCCATAGCTCAGTTGGTTAGAGCACACGGCTGTTAACCGTGGGGTCAAGGGTTCGATCCCCTTTGGAACCGTTCAAGAACATTCTTATTAAGAATCTTCTTGAATATTATAATACTTATATTTGTTGGTATAATCGACTTTTTATTTTTTAAAAACATAGTAAGCCATTATATTCTTGTTAAACCATCTTATATGACTGATGTTATAAAACAAAATATAAATAGTGCATAAAAAAATATTGTTTATTATAAATGAAAAGTTATAACTCAGAGAGTGCTAAAAAATTAGCTAAAAATCATAGACTTACTCTATCCGATATTCTATCATCACGTCCAGACGGTAAAATTACTATTAGAGATGTAAAAAATGCTATAAAACTTACTAATAATTTTGGTATAAACTTTGGAATAGGAATGATTGGTAATCCAACACCTTTTATAAAAAGATAAATAACTTAAAGGTTTGTACTATACTATACTATATGATTAGTATCAAAGTTTGGGAATTTGGTAATGGACGCTGGCATAAGATATTTACAGAAGATCACGAGGAGACAAAAGATGAATTTAAATACTTTCGAGTAATTCAAGATGGTCAAAAAGAATTTTATAATTCCGTACAAGATTATAAAATTCATAAGTCTATTAAAAATTTAATTACTGTAAATGGTTTAGTATATTAATAAAAATTTTATCATTTAATGTTATTACTTTACTCTTATTGTATAAATTTATATTCTTAAATGTAAGATAATCCTTGGAGTAGAGAATCCGCGAGATCATCTTTCTTTTTATTACTTAGAAAGTAATTTAACCATTCAGAGTCTGATAGTAAATATTTTGTTTCTTCTATTGCTAATTTTTTATTGCGCTGATATTTTGTTTTTGCTATAATTTGTTCGACGTTAACATTTTTAAGTTTATGTTTAGCTGAATAAAACATTATTTTAACATTTCTACACTGTTCATGGGCTATTCTAAGTGTAAAATATGTATACAAACACCCACCAATTATTCTCATTTTTGGATTAAATGATGGTTGTTTTTCTATTAAAATTACTGTAGATTTTAATAGATGTGGTAAACTATCCAGTTCTTTTATTAACGTTAATATATGATTTTGTGATGTACAATCTATTACATTCCAATCTAATATGTTCCATGTATTGTCAGTTGTATCAATTAGACAGTATGCTAAATTTTTAATTCCTACATCAAAACTAAGTATCATTTATTATATATTTTATTAATTCTTTAAATTTAAATGTTATAAAATTAATAATGGGAAATAAACCAAGATCGTCCATATTACTTAATAGTTCTGTTTTAGACTCAGCATCGATAACATCTTTACATGTAGTTGACTTAACTGTTTCTAATTCTTTAACAACAAATAGTTTAGATACAGACCGACTTGTTGTAAATGATAACGATGTTACACAAGTTTTACAAGATGGGGGTATGTTACCTGGAACTCCAGAAACTATATCCGGCACTTTAACAGCTAGTAATATTATAACAAACTCAGCTGGTGTTATATTAGCCAGGGGAAATATTACAAACAGTTCATTAACTATCGATTTAAATTCTATACAACAACTAGGTAATTATACACCGTCACCCATAGTAAATTCTTCGCCTTCTGCTCACATTGGATATATATCTGTATCTTTAAGTGACAATACTAATTTAACAGGATCTCTAGCATTATATACGAGAGGGAAAATGTGGGATTTAACTGTTTATACTGTTCTTTTTGAAAAAAATACGAATAGTAATTCATCAATTAGTTTAAACACAGAAAGTGGATTATTAACGTTAACAACAATTAATAATATAAATTTCGAAATTAAAGCGCTTAATTTAATCGAAATATAATCTTTATATTTATTAAATGGGAATTACAGCAACAGGATATAAAATTCACAATGATAAGGTTACACTTGATTCTGTCTATATTAATATAAGAGATCTTTCTACTGATAAAGAGAATTTTCCAGACAGTAACAATAGTAGTTATGTATTTTCATGTACTTGCCACGTTAAGATAGAAGGTACACAAGTAGACGTAATAAGCATTAATATTCGACAGGATAGCCCAATTGTAGAAAATTTATGGGATAAAGCTTATAACAGTTTAAAGGAAACACTAACTGCAAAATCTATTAATTTCACTGATACTATTTAAAATTAATAATTAATTATTATTTTAAAAAAAAAAATATTATTTAATTATTAAAAATGCCGCCATCTACAAAAAATGCAATAAGTATCGGACAAACTACGATGGCTGTAGTAAAGAATGGTACCGGTACCCCAGATGATATTACATTTAATTTATATGATGGTAATAGTCCAAACACTGTTATGACTCTTAACGGGGCGTCAGGTACAAGTAACTCAATTACTCAGGGTACAGTAAGTGTATATGACCTAAATGTCTCCGGAACACTAACAACTACGGGTTCTACTATAGCTCCAACTGTTACAATTGGTGAGCAGCTACTATTTACAAACAACAATCCAGATGATACTGATGTTCGGGCGGCTATATACGCATTAACGGATCCATTAGCGAATGGATCTAATCACCAACTTATAATTGATCCTTACCAAAGAGAAGATACATCAAACTCAGAGACCAACAAGGGAACTGTATATATTCGCGGCGCTCTTGTTGTAGAAGGTGATAGGACTATTTTAGACACAGCAACCACAGTTACAGCTGAAAACGCCATTCGTGTAAATACTTCAAGTGATGGTACTACTGCTGGTGCTGCTTACTCTGGTGGTTTAGAATTTCTTTATAATAATGGCGGATCAACTGAAACAAAAACACTATATTATGACAGTACACACACCGGTGGAGCAACATGGACTATTGCTGCCGAAAATTTTCATACAACTGGCACAGTTAATGCTACAACTATTACAGCGACTGGTGCCATTCAGGGTGCGTCACTATCTGATGGTAATGCTACACTATCTAGTGGTGCTCTAAGTGGTGTATCAACTATTACAGCGACTGGTGCCATTCAGGGTGCGTCACTATCTGACGGTACTGCTACACTATCTAGTGGTGCTCTAAGTGGTGCAAGAAATATTACAGCGTCTTTTGCCATTACCGGTGGTTCACTAACCGATGGTAGTGCTACACTAACTGGTGGTGCTCTAAGTGGTGTAACAACTATTACAGCGACTGGTGCCATTCAGGGTGCGTCACTATCTGATGGTAGTGCTACACTATCTAGTGGTGCTCTAAGTGGTGTAACAACTATTACAGCGACTGGTGCCATTCAGGGTGAGTCACTAACCGATGGTAGTGCTACACTAACTGGTGGTACTCTAAGTGGTGTAGTAAGTATTAACGCGTCTGGTGTAATTTCTACAACTTCCACTATAAGTTCCGCAGACCCTACAACAGGTGCTCTTGTTGTATCTGGTGGTGTTGGTATTGGTGGAGATTTATTTATTGGTGGAAATACAGAATCTACTACAATAGATACAGGATCACTAGTAGTAGGCGGCGGTGTTGGTATTTCTGGGGCATTATTTGTAGGTGGTGCCATTACCGGTGGTTCACTAACTGATGGTACTGCTACACTATCTAGTGGTGCTCTAAGTGGTGTAACAACTATTACAGCGACTGGTGCCATTACCGGTGGTTCACTAACCGATGGTAGTGCTACACTATCTAGTGGTGCTCTAAGTGGTGTAACAACTATTACAGCGACTGGTGCCATTCAGGGTGGTTCACTAACCGAT